ATGCGATGAAATACTATAGCGTTAGTCAATACCCTGGTAGCACAGGACAATATTACTATACTTACTTCTTTGCGAAGCATAACATTGATGCAACATACACTCCTTTAGGCTGCACCACTGACAACTTTGAAGCATTGATGAACAGCCTACTTGATGATGTTGACACTGCGGGTATAAGCATTAGTATGCCATATAAAAGAAGCATACTAGAGTATGTTATTAAAAGAAATGGCAACCATGATCATCCTGTCATTCAATATGCGTTAGCCAATACGGTTGTCGTTAACCCAAAGTTGACAACATATAACTGTGACTTGCAGGGTGTTATTGAAGTCACTAAACAATTGCCGGTTGGTAGCAAAATCTCTATTTTAGGGAACGGCGCAATGGGGAAAATGTTTAATGACTACCTCATTGAGAGTAAATACAACAACGTTATGATGTATAGTCGGAGCATGGGAAATTGGAATGAGCGGTATGATGAAGCCGATGCCATCATAAATTGCACCAATGTTGGCACGGTTACTCGTGAATCACCTATTGAACGTATACCCAAACTCACTAAGACTGTCATCGACTTATCAGTAATTCCGGGAACCCTAGAAACGTTATCGGTAGGGCAGTGTGACTATATCAGTGGATTAAATTTTTATCACCATCAATTCATGGAACAGTTTTACAGATACACTGGCGTGAGACTTGATTATAATGACGTAGTCCAGGCAGGAAATGAACGATGATTACTAAGTTGATAATGGATGTAGACGGTGTATTAAGCACTGGTCACATGGTATATAGTGCTGATGGAAAAACGTTCAAGTTGTTTGGTCCGCACGATAAAGATGGATTGAAAATTGTCAAGCGGTATCTCAGTGACATTACCTTTATTACTGCCGACATAACGGGTTGGGATATTACCTACAGACGAATTGTAACAGATTGGGGTTATGATCACAGTCAACTCGTGTTAGTCTCCGAAGAAGATCGTATGAGCTACTTTGAAAACAACTGCGACTTTGATACTACTGCGTTTATCGCAGACGGATACCATGACGCTCCCATACTCAAGCGAGTCAAATTGGGGATAGCCCCGGCTAGTGCTAGGATAGAAGCCAAAGATGCTGCGGACTACGTAACACCTAGTGACGCTGGCAGCGGTGCAGTGCTTGATGCTTGCTTACACATTGAAAGAGTCATCAATGGACTTTCATAAATTTAAATTAGGCGCTGGGCCGATGAGTGAATCAGTAGTTGCGTTATGTTTAGAATATAGCAGCTATCATAAGTTTCCTATCATGTTCATTGCCAGCAGAAATCAAGCTGATTACAACAGCGGGTATGCATTTACTACTAGTGATTTGGCAGACTTCATACGTAGCAACAAATACTATGATCCTGATAGGGTGTTGATATGCCGTGATCACTGTGGTCCGTATTTTAGTGATGCTGATGCCGGATTGCCGTTAGATGATGCAGTAGCTTCCTGTTTAAAAACGATTGAAGCAGATTGCAATTCAAACTTTGATCTAATACACATAGATGTTAGCCGAATCGACACTGACCAACAATTTGACATCGCTGAAGTATTGTTTGATCATGCGAGAAAACTTAAGCCCGAGATGGCATTTGAGTTTGGAACTGAAGATAACACCGGTACTAACTTAAAAGATAGTATGCAAAAGCTACAACAGCAATTAGAATTCATTGAAGCTTATAAACCATACGTAAAGTTTGTAGTATCACAAACTGGAAGCTTGACAAAACACACGCAAGTAGGTAAGTTTGATCCTGGCGACAACGTGCAGATAGCAGAGTTGATTCATAATAACGGGATGTTGTTCAAAGAACACAATGCTGATTACTTGTCCGCTGCCGAAGTTACTCTTAGAAAAACCACCGGAGTAGATGCTATTAACATTGCTCCGCAACTAGGGTCAGTGCAAAGCAGTGTTATGCTTGAGTATAAACATCACTGTCCGACACTTTATGAGACGTTTTACAATGATGTGATTGAATCAGGCTACTGGAAAAAGTGGGTGACCCCAGACATCTCGGACAACGATACTAGATTTATAGCAAGCGCACACTATTGTTATGGCTATACCAGCGGCAAGTTATTGTTAGATGAACTGTTGAACAACATAGATTTTACAGAAACATTAAAGATGCGTTTATATGATGCACTGGATCAATATAGAATAGGATATGAATTATGAAAATCTTCACTAGATTAAAACACTTTGTTGTTGAAGTTTTGTTTGGACGGGTAACAAGAGAAGTCAGATATCGTAAGAGACTAAAAGAAATGCGTAAGCGAGATCCTTTCATTTACAAGTGATATACGATGAACTATGTAGGAATCAGTTGCGGCTTCCATGATGCTGCTTTAAGTGTCATTGATGACAACGGCAATATCCTTTTTGCTGGGCACAGTGAACGATATAGTAAGAAGAAGCATGACAGTGAATTGTGTTCAGGTATAATAGAAGATGCTAGAAACCGAATCAATGACGAATTTGAGGTTCACTATTATGAGCGCCCATATGTCAAAGCTATTCGGCAGTTGTTTGCTAAGCAAAAACTTGGCCCATTCAATGTCAATAAGATCATTGGTACTCGGCACCTACGCATGTTAGAGAGTGCACCGAATACTCGTCGGGGCAAAGTAAAGACACACAATCATCATCTTTGTCACGCTGCTGCTGGGTTTCAAACGAGTCCATACGAAGATGCAACAGTTGTTGTTATTGATGCCATCGGTGAGCTAGACACTATCAGTATCTGGAATGCAACATACGACAAAGAAGGTAAAGCAATATACAAGAAGATTTGGGAACGTAGTTATCCTGACTCTATTGGTCTTTTTTATTCTGCGATGACGGCACGAGTGGGCTTACGCCCACTAGACGAAGAATATATTCTTATGGGCATGGCTGCATATGGTAAGCCGGTCTATGATATCTCAATGCAAAACTTATTCAGCAACTTCGATGAGATTGTGTTAAAAGATAATCTGCACATTGGGGTTGATGAAAAGTTCCTGCAAGGTGCAGACGAAATGGATATTGCAGCATCGGCACAATCTGTTGTTGAACAACTTATTACAACTGTAGTGAAGACAGCTAAGAAGTTAGGCAATAGCAATAACCTCGTTTACGGTGGCGGCGTAGCACTCAACTGTTCAGCTAATAGGTTGTTAGGTAAGTATTTTGAAAATATTTGGATTATGCCCAACCCAGGCGATGCTGGCAACAGTCTTGGTGCAGCAGCATTGGGGTATGGTAAAAAGCTCAAGTGGACTGATGCATTTCTAGGATACAACATCGAAGGAGAGTATCCGGTTGACAACATCATAAAAGAATTGTATACTAACAAGATGGTAGGTGTAGCCAACGGAAGAGCGGAGTTTGGTCCTCGTGCATTGGGAAATCGGTCATTGCTAGCAGACCCTAGAGGACCCGAGATCAAGGATAAGGTAAATGAGATCAAGAGAAGACAACAATTCAGACCTTTTGCGCCCGTCATTTTGGAAGAAATGGTTGACGATTACTTTGATATGCCTACCGGTTTCAGTGATAGTAGGTATATGCAAGTCATCGCTCCTTGTAAGCATCCTGACTTATTCCCTGCTATCGTTCACGCTGACGGGACTAGTCGTGTTCAGACTGTACCTAAAGATGCCTCCGGAATCAGAAAACTGCTAGAAAGGTGGTATGCTGAGACAGGTTGTCCTATGTTGTTAAACACTTCATTGAACATTCGCGGTGAGCCGATGGTTAATGATCGCAAAGACGCTGATCGTTTTACAAAACTATATGGAGTGGCTGTGTGTCAGTAAGTCAACGTTGGACTATTCCATTATATAGTTATGTAGATGATCTCGGGTGGGAAATGGTCGGAATACATATGCCTACTGGTGAAAAGATATATTCAGTACGATACGATATTGGAAAATGGATAGAAACGCAACCTTCGCATCTTTGGAAGGCATATGACGCCTGGAAGGCATATGACGCAGGCTACAGTATCCCGTGCTATATGCTGAGTGAAGAATTGTTAGTTTGGATGACGTTAAAATTCCATTAACCGACGCAGAGATGAAAACTTTCAGGGTACCTTCCCTGAGTTAAATAAATTTAGAGGAGTAAACTTATGTCAGTTGTTGAAAGCAAAGGCCATATTGATTATAATATGGGAAATAGAGTCAAGAGTATCATGGAAAAGTACGTGGGTACTGAGTTAACTGAAGAAACCTGTGATATGGTCATGGAAGACCTCCGTGCTACCTTCGGTGAGAGCGTTGCAGCACAGGTAACGATTGATACTGACATCAATGATATCGAAGTAATGATTCGTGACTCTAATGACAGAATCATGAAGTGTTCGTCGCTGACCCTTTTTAAGGACGCATGATGGACGATCTAGTATTCAATTCGGATAATGGCATCATCACCCTAGCATTGGGAATGTATGTCGAGGCTGCTGAACAGGCCGATGGTGATCAGCGTCTGATTGACCGTGCTATGATCCTACAGCATATCTTCAAGAACAAGTCCGCAGACGAGACATATGAATACCCAGAAACGTAGAACTAAGTAGTAGATGTTAAGGGATGTATTTTATTACGGAGCCAAACCAAACGTTCACCCTCGTGAAAGATTCGCAGAATCATTAGACGATGCTAGGCAAAAGTGTACGACACACAGCTTTTGGATCATCAATGAATTCTGCGACTATCGAGGGTTTGATTGGGACTTCGATTTTGAATTCTTACCCGACGAAGATGTCTGGGCAGAAGACCACAACAATGTATGGCCTAGTCAACATCAGAAAGATAGCGGGACATGGCTGTGTCCTAAAGAACACAGTGACATAATCATCTATCGCTGTGATGTCGATTTTGTCACACGCAGAAATGTCAATAACGACAACTGGGTTGAACTTGATCTGATCGATCACTCCAAGTTCGATTTCTCATGGCATCCCGATCCTACTGACCCGCCCTATATCTACAAGTGGGGATGTAAGTACTTTCCTGCACAGCTTAAGCACGTACTAGAATATAGAGTGCCTGGCGCAACTACTGAGAAGTATATGTCTTCGATAGTTGAATTGTTGCCTGCTGTTGGCTGGGTAGAACATCAAGAGGTTGACAAGAACAAGTTTGATATGTCATGGCGACCTGACCCAAGAGAACCTCCCTTCATCTATGTTTGGGGGAACAAGTGGATTGATGCTAAAGTTGAACCAACACTTTCCTACCACGCACCCGGGGCTACTGATAAAAAGTACATGAGCAATGACGTTCCCGTTCTTCCTGAATGGGACAGATGGGTTGAAGTACAAAACGTAGATAAAAACAATTTTGACTTCTCCTGGAGACCCGACCCAAGAGAACCGGCCTACATTTATACATGGGGCAACAAATGGGTTGATGCGGTAGTCTGTCCTACCCTGGAATATCATTGCGATGGCGCAACAGACAGAAAGTATATGAGCAACGACGTTCCCGTTCTTCCTGAATGGGACAGGTGGGTTGAACATCAAGAAGTTGATAAGACCAACTTCGACTTTACTTGGCGCCCCGCCCCAAATGAACCGGCATACGTATACACCTGGGGCAATAAGTGGATTGATGCTACCGTTAAACCCACGCTTGTATACCAAACTCCCGGGGCTACTGATAAAAAATACATGAGCAACGACGTTCCCGTTCTTCCTGAATGGGACAGGTGGGTTGAAGTACAAAATGTAGATAAGAACAATTTTGACTTCTCCTGGAGACCCGACCCAAGAGAACCGGCATATGTATACACGTGGGGCAACAAGTGGGTTGATGCGGCAGTTTGTCCTACTTTAGAATACCATTGCGATGACGCAGCGGACAAAAAATACATGAGCAACGACGTTCCTGTTCTTCCTGAATGGGACAGGTGGGTTGAACATCAAGCGGTTGATAAGACCAACTTCGACTTTACTTGGCGACCCGCCCCAAATGAACCGGCTTACGTTTATACATGGGGCAACAAATGGGTTGATGCCACAGTCGAACCAACACTTTCTTACCGCGCGCCTGGGGCTACTGATAAAAAATACATGAGCAATGACGTTCCTGTTCTTCCTGAATGGGACAGGTGGGTTGAACATCAAGCGGTTGATAAGACCAACTTCGACTTCACTTGGCGTCCTGACCCAAGAGAACCGGCCTACATTTATACATGGGGCAACAAATGGGTTGATGCGGTGCAACGTCCTACCTTGGAGTACCATTGCGATGACGCAACGGACAAAAAATACATGAGCAATGACGTTCCCGTCCTTCCTGAATGGGATAGGTGGAAAGTTCTCAAGTCAATCGATCAATCAAGCTTCGACTTCACTTGGCGACCTGACCCCAAAGAACCTCCCTTCACTTACGTGTTCGGCAATGAGTTGTATGATGCAGTCAAGATGCCTACTGTTACGTATAACATGCCGGAAGGTTCGGTGATCAAGTATGTAGACTTCCAGAAGGCAAGGTTAGTTAGTGATGCTAGCAGTTATGAATATCTAGAAGATTCATACTTAGCTGATCTTTCGTGGGCTCCTGATCCTGACGCTCCTCCGTATATCTATGCATGGGGTAACCAATGGAACAAGCCGGAAGATAAGATTTCAATACAGTATGTTGTCCCGGGCGCTACCGAGTATGTATACATGAAAGAACGAGCAGTTCGTAAACCTTGCATGGACAATTGGTATCTTCCTGAAAACGTAGATACCACTGGGTTTGACTTTTCATGGGAACCGCACCCCAAAGCTCCTCCGTATATCTATCAGTTTGCGACTCAACTAGATGATGTCTGGGTTGATGATGGTCCTAGATACGTCGCGCCGGGCAACGATGGATTTGTAGTTAGAATGGAAAACTCAGTTCTATCTACAAGTAAAATTGAATATCCTAGATATACGATAGAAACTACGCTAGACGAGTTAGTCAAGAAACATCCTACCGAACAGTTTTGGGCGCTTAATAAGAACATCAACTACGATGATTTTGACTTTAGCTGGAGACCTAATAAGGAAAGTCTATTCAATGTAACCGTGTTTGGTTCTCCTGAAAGTGAACGCACACACACTTACTTTGTCAATGCTAAGTTCTATCTGCAAGGACACACTGACTTAGACTTCGTTCAATCCGGAGTAGAATTGGATGACAAATATCTAGCTAAAATCTTTGTCAAGCCAGACCTCTTTTTTGTTGACAGAGGCAACACTGAATCTGCCACCAGATTTGATACATTGAAAGAGAAGTTTGGTACGAGGATTCAAAAGACTCGCTATCTTAATTCGTGGGTAGATACTATCAATCGTTGCACCAATCGTGCAACTACTGAAATGATTTGGATTCTCAACAGTGAACTAGACTATGATGACTTTGACTTTGAATATTACCCTAACCCTTGGCAAATGAAAATGGTGCAGGTGTTTGGGACTCAGTGGTCACACTGGGGTACTACATTCATGGTCAACTGCGAGACGTTCAAAGAAGATACGAAATACATCAACATCATTGAACACTTATCAAATTTGAACTTCGTTAAGACTACCAAAGCAAAAGCCACTGCCTGCGTTCATGATGTTGTTATGATTGATCACGGAAACAGCGAACTGCGACAGGTCAGTGATCGAGTGGAACGGCAAACTGCAAGAAAGTTATTAGCTACGATACCGTATGATAAAAGCTACTTGAACACACTCAAGAACTTTATCAAGAAGTTGCCGGATAAGAAAGAACACTATCTTTGGATTTGCTCAAGCGTCTGTGACTACTCGCAGTTTGACTTTGCATATGTCTGTGATCCATTCTCCAGAGATAATCTTCATGTGTTCCCGAGCGACACCCAGAAGTTTGGAGATACTTTCTTCATAGATGTGAATAAGACTAAAGAGATTATCGATGAACTAGAGGAGTTGGAAGAATATCATAAGATCAACTTCAATGGTTCGACACGGTCCTCTCGTTTATCGGCTCCTCTTATTTTTTCCAGTGATGACATGCATGTGAATTCTCTAGATAAAATAACAGGTTTCCCGTACGCTACGATCATCGCAGATGACAATATCTTTATGGACGCGCCACCTGATGAACCCATGAATCTATGGTCTCCTGAGACGAAGAACATTATCATAACAAGTACCGGTGCAACACGAATCATCGTGCCAGCAGAAGCCAAAGACATTGTTAAGAAAGAACTATATGACTATCCGTACGTCAAGCGAATGCTCAAACTTACAAAAAGCGAACCGCTTGACATCGTGTTCGTGAGCAACGGGGAAACCATAGCTGAGCAAAACTATGAACACTTGTTGAAATTTACTGACGGACTAGCTAACAAAATTCACCGGGTCGACGGCATCAACGGCAGAACAGAAGCATTACACGCTGCTGCTAGAAGCAGTAAGACACCCTGGTTCTTCTGCATCCCTGCAAAGTTATTTGTCAATAAGAAGTTTGACTGGAGTTATCAAGCCGACAGGATGCAGCAGCCCAAACATTATATCTTCAATGCATTGAACCCTGTCAATGACTTATGTTATGGACACCAATCAATGGTGCTGTACAACAAGAATCTGGTCCTTGGCAACGAGGGAGTTGGCTTAGACTTCACGCTAGACAGCCTGCATATGTCTGTTGACCTTATTTCGGGTACGGTGTTGGGCGACACAGACGAATATAGCACATGGAGAACTGCCTTCAGAGAAGCAGTGAAACTAAAATGCTATTCAGAAACTGGCGACGCGGCGGCTATCACACGGCTTGACGTATGGACTAGCGTTGGCAAAGGTAACTATGGGGAATGGTCAATCAAGGGTGCATTAGACGGCATTGAATTCTATGACGAAGCCGGCGGCGACCTAGCTGTACTGCGACAAAGTTACTATTGGGATTGGTTAAAAGCTAGATACGAAAGTAAGTACTAAGACTTACGGAAAACGCACATAAACCTGTTATACATGGTAGTTTCTAATTGACCTGCAAAGATAGGATCAGTGACCCGATTCATCTTTATGAAGTCATCTAGGTTGATGCTGCATCTTACATGCTCGTCGCAAGAGAAAAAATCATTACCTTGAACTACCAATAGTGAACCATGCGGTATGTTATCATACCATTGATCATACGTTTCTTGCGTCACATGTTCGGTGCTCGTGTTTATAACGATGTCCGCAGTATCATTGTATTGATATTCTTTCATGTCGGCAGTGTCTGCATAATACCGTTGCATGTTCACATAAGTTTGATTTAGCTTCTCACTGTTTGGCTTGCACCACGGATCAAGATCAATGTTGTAAATCGTATCAACATAGAACTTGCTATTCTGAAATAGAATATTAGCTAATACACCTAACCATCCACCGAAGATATAGATGTTGCTAGGAATCTTGCTATCATAATGCTTGTTGAGTATATCAGATAGCCATATCTTACTATGTATTTGCCCGTCCCAGAACGCATCTAGCCCTCTTGATCTTTCAGGTTCGGGTAAGTCTCTGATCATATTAAACCATAGTATGATATGGTCACTGTCTAGCTTGATATTAGTCATCATAATATTTATGTGGAAATGTGATTCAGAAAAGTTAGTTTTGGGTGTATAAAACACTTGACTTCGTAAGAAAAGATAAGTACATTAGTAACATCCTAAGGAGACTATCGTATGAAGAAGTTTATCGCAGCAGTAGCTGCATTATCACTAGTTGCTACCCCTGCTTTTGCAGACCATCGCGGCGACCGTAGGCAGCATGAACGCCATGATCGTAGCGGTGCAAGCACAAGCGAAGTGGTCGCTATTGGTGTTCTTGGAATGGTGATAGGGGGAATTATCGGCAGTCGTAGCAACGAAGAACGTTATCCTTCTCGAACAGTAGTGGTAACTCCACAACAGTATGTTTACGAAAACCGCTACTATAATCCTCCCCGAGTAGTAACTCGACCTCAGCCACGACAAGTGTGCCAGGACGTAGTTCAATATGATTATTACGGCAATCCTTATGTGGCTGGTCGTAACTGCTGGTATCAGTATTAAGGTATTAAAGAATTAGTTGTTGACGTAGACTGAAAAACGGACAAGACGGGAGTGCGATTCTCCCCGCCTCCACCATAAAGAAATTGCATGATAATTTGTATATGTCGTGACATAAGAGAATCTCACTATAGCAATCGTGAGGATCTAATCAAAAGGGTCCTTGAAGAAGATTACTGTTGTGGGTCTTGCTTAAAAGAGTTTCTTTATGATGGGGGCGACCAGTATCGATTGACGTATAATAGGAAAGCCGAGACTGATTGACTGGCAAAGTGCCAAAAAACGTAAATGCAAACGATAACAATGCATATGAGGATTTCGCTCTAGCGGCATAATCCATCGGGGTATGAGTTCCACCTGGCAACAGAACGGGCTCACTTTTAATTCACGAGACTAAATAGTTAAAATACGATTTTTATGGAGTATACTATGTCGTCACATCGTGAAGAAATGCAAAAATTACTTAATTTGTTTGAAGCAGCAGTAGCCCCTGCAGTTAGGGCCCCGAAATCTGACGGCAAACTAATCTTTGAGATAAAGGTTGAAGTGGATGATAGGGAAGGAATCATGGCTGCTCTTAGAAGCGCAGAGCTTGTTGTTGCCGGACTTAAAAGAAACTCACTAGATAAGAACAGAGGTGGTTTCATCAAGGATGTAAACGGTAACACAATGGGCACTTGGGGTATGCGAAGTGCCGATTTGCAGCCAGAAACAAATAACAAATTTCAATAACAATATTATACTGAATGCGAGACTTGATCAACATTGTCGAGAACTTGCAAGACGATATGCGGGATGCTCGTATGGTGTTTGACGACTGGATGAATGCTATGGAAAACACCCAGTTTCAAATCAGAAATCATTTTGATGTTACTCCGTACTTTAAGAACCCAGAACTAACAGAGGTCCCTGTGGAAAAATGCTATATTTTTCATGATTGGGGCAGACGAGTTTCAGACGAACAGTTGAATAATCCTATCATCGTCATGGCTCGCCCGCAAGGCGGGTATGCAGTTCTTGATGGACAGCATAGAGTGATGAGATTGAAACAGGAAAACATTCCTACCGTGAAAGCATATGTGATCACCCTGCCCTGGCAGTTCTTAGGTAAGTTCGGCGGCCAGAGAAAATATGTGCTTGATGGGAAATAATCATATATTTTGGTTGACAATGGGCAAGTGTTATGCTATTAATATGTATAGTCTAAGAAAGAGATAAATATCGCTATGAAACTTAATGAAGTTACCCAGCCTAGCGAAAAGGCTCTCTTTGAGGCCCTTGATGCTCATAACGATACCGGTCTCCGCACCGAAGATGTCGTTTCCATCATCAAGTCTGTTGATGGACCGTGGCACGGTCCTATGACCGTTGATGAGTTTCATGAACATCTTCAGGAAATGGCTAAAAAGTATGGCGGCATCCTCTAATCCTGCAAATAATGTAATTCTTGATTATGGCTCTATGTGGGAGCCATCTTTAGCCGATGCCATCAAAGACACACCCAACATCCTGCAAAAGATTGCTGAATTTATAAACATAAAGTCAGCCAATCCAATGGCGCAGTTTGGCACAAACGATAAACCCTTTACTAGTGAGGGTATATATAAACAACATTTACCTAAAGCAAGAAAAGCCCGTCTTACTCAGGATATTAGCATAGTATACGAGTTGTCAGGTCGTAACCCTACGGTTATAAAAATGTATGGGGTGTTTACTCATGCTGCGTTAGGTACCGGTCAACCGCCTAAAATTAATATACAACGGGCTATGGCAAGGACTCTTTCCGGGTCATTCAATGAAAGCCTAGAAGTCTTCCTTCACAAGCTATTGCAAGAGTGATGTCTTGTTGATAAATACAACATGGACATTTCTGAATTAAAAGACTTTAAGCTTTCAGATGCTGTTGTGTTTCACGACGACCTTAATCCTAACCTTTGGAACGGTACGCGCCTTGATCCTAAGGTTAGAAAGCAGTTGATGCTGATAGCAGAAGACTTCATCACTACTTTAGGGATTAGCGACCTTCACGTTAAAGACATCACGATCTCCGGATCTAATGCAGCATATTCATACACCCCGCATAGTGACTTAGACTTACATATCCTAGTTGATATGGATAAGTTACCGAACAACGAGGTGTATCGTGAGTTGTTCACTGCAAAGAAAACCCTGTACAATGATCAGCACAATGTCTCTATCCGCAATGTTCCGGTAGAAGTTTACGTACAAGACACCAATGAACCCGTTAACTCATTGGGTGAATATAGTGTTGTGAACGATAAATGGATAAGGATTCCTAAAAAACAACGTGCTAACTTCGACCAGGCTGCTACCAAAGCCAAATATGAAAACCTAGCTGAACTCGTGGACTTAGCTATAAAGTCCGCTGACATAGACCGCGTTAAAAAACTGATTGACATGATCAGGCGTTATCGCAAAGCAGGTCTTTCAAAGGGCGGAGAGTTCTCCCCTGAAAATCTAGCATATAAGGCAGTTAGAAGCCAGGGCGCTATCGACGCACTATACGACCTACGCGACACGCTGCACGGCGCCGAGTTAAGCATCGAAGAAGCATCCTCTCGTGAAGATGCGATCATCAAGATCAACAAGCTAAAGAACACTTCTGGCAGAACCGAGAACGAGATTGCGACGATTAATGCTATCATTGAAAGGCTGATGAAGCAGTATAACATCAAACCAAAAGAAATAGGAATGTCGCAGGGTATTTCGTCAAACAACTATCCAAGTCGCGAACCTGTTGATCCGCTTAAAGCAAGGATGGCAAAAGCAGAGTATGAGAAGCAGCAAGCAGCCGCTGAATTAAAGAGAGAATGGGAACGCTTCAAGAGCGGATTCTTCAAAAAGAACACAAAACTTGATGAAGCATACACTACTAAACAGCAGGTTATCGATCACTTTGTTCGTATGGCACGAAAAAGAGGTGAAAACATCGACCTAGCGATGAGAAAAGGTGCGGGAGCTTGGGAACGCGGTTGGAGAGGCCCAGAACCCAAAAAACCGAAAGAACCCAAAAAACCTAAAGAGGTCAAGCCCTACGACCCTGAACGCTATAAGCCTCGCTTGCCTTACAAAGACGATGATGATGAAACTAACGAAGATTACGACCCGGTAAACGAAACCGAAGATAGAAAAGCAGCAGTGCTTAAGATTCAGAAACACTTGAATAAGAAGTACGGTGCTAACCTTGACCTTGATGGTAAGCTAGGCCCACTCACCCTCAAATCAATCAACAAGTTTATGCCCAGAGCAAAGACTGGATTAGCAGACGAACCTAACAAGACAACAGCCGTACAGGGTAAGAAACTTAAAGAAACTGAAAGTAAGCCTACCACGACAATCAATTTTAGAACCTGGCAACACGGTGGCGTACCGAGACACTCGTTTGTAGTCGTGCGTGACGGGAAAAAGATAGCTTACGGTGAGATATCAAAAGACAATGAATGGGATGATGATCGCGGAGCATCAGTGCAAGATATTGTAGTTCACACTGATTATCGCCGTAAAGGCTTCGCTACTAAAATCTATAACGAGATAGAGCGCAAATTCAATTATAAACTACACCCGTCTGATGATGTTAAGCCAGATGGCCAAGAGTTTTGGAAAGCTAGAAGCAATCTAGACGAAGCCTCAGGATACATTCCATCAGCAAAAGAAAAGAACGATCCTCGCTTCAAGACTGCACTCACTGTAGATGTAAAGCCAGACGCAATCAAGAAGAACGCTAAGGCATTCGGCTTCAAGACTTCCAGAGCAGGCATCCCTCCCCAAGCACGAGCAGATGGAAAGATAAAATGAAAATAAAAGAACTACTAAACGAGGGGATGACATTTAACCCAGTCGTAGAAAAAGAATTCAGCACCGGTGAAAAATACTGGACTGGTTCCGATTGGGAACGCAAGATTACAATAGACTGCCGAGATTGTGATGGTACTGGAAAAGATAGGACGCAACTATGCGTTTACTGCGGGGGAACAGGCAAAGAAGAAGATAGAGTCTCGGATGCTCCGGAACTTCAAGTAAGCAATGCTAACGGCGAAGAGATTCAACGGATGCTAGGACTAGATCCGGATTATTCAGGAATCGTACATAATAAAGACTTGCCTGATATCATGCGTAGATTAATAATGTTAAAAAACAAAGGTAGCCAACAGCACACGCAAGATGCCAGCGTGGACAGGGGTATAATGCGCCGACAGAGCGACGATCAAGGAGTTGCTCGTATTGGCCGTGGCCCCACTATGTACGATGCAGGTCGTAGTCAGTCACAAGTTGATCGTTATATAGATAGATTAATCGAGATCATACAATTCGCACAAAAAAACAATACAAGCATAGGCTGGGGTTAACCTCGCCTCTAAATCACAGACAGATAGAAAGATAAAATGAAAGACGCAATTTACTTCACGGATATTGCTAAAGAACACTTTAAGCAGATATGTGATAACTCCAAAGCACTTGGGGTTCGCCTATCGCTTGCTGGCGGAGGCTGTGCTGGATTCAGTTACAAGTGGGAGCTAGTCAATTCTGCTGATGATATTTCCTCACATGACTACTGCAAAGCGTATGATGATTGGACGTTTTGGCTAGACAAGACTTCTGAACTATTCTTGATTGGAAGCACGGTAGATAAAAAAGTAGACATCACAGGCAGCGTGATTGAAATCAAATCACCCTTAGCAGCTAGCAGTTGCGGCTGCGGCGAAAGTATTAGTTTTAAAGCATAAACAGGTTGACATATGCCCAAACTTTTTATAGACTACGGGTATGTCTGAGTCACGCTTTCATAATTCAATCGAAGCCCGCGAACTTGTCACAGAACTGCGTGATAGGTTAAAAAGAATGCCCTACAATCCTGACTTGAAGCGGTATTGTGATAATTTGGACAAAATGGTCTCGGACCTTAGCTCTCTAGAAGTGGAAGCCCGCAGGTCCCGCGGGGTTGAAAAGTACAAGATGCATTTGACCAAGCTGGAAAAGGCTGTTGCACATCTGCAACAACTCATGCTTATACACCAGCTTATGAGTTAAAGTGGTTGACTTGTGAATTCAGAGTAGCTATATTGTAAATATCAAGAGTGAGTAACGGACTCTCTCTTTTTGATTTTTTTAAAGGAGCTAAATTATATGTCTCATGTTTCTGATACCCTGACTGTCACTTCTATTCAGGCTCGTCGGGCTATTCTCACTGCGTTTAAGGCAAAGCGGCCCGTCTTCTTGTGGGGCCCTCCCGGCATCGGCAAGTCCGAATGCGTTCAAGATATCACTGATGAACTCGGTGGTTATATGGTTGACCTGCGTATGGCGCAGATGGAACCGACTGATATTCGCGGTATTCCCTTCTTCAACAAAGACATCAGCAAGATGGACTGGGCTGAACCGGTCGATCTTCCCAGCGAAGAACTTGCTTCGCAATACCCCATCGTCGTTCTCTTTCTTGACGAAATGAACTCGGCACCGCCCGCAGTTCAAGCTGCTGGTTATCAGCTTATTCTGAACCGTCGTGTTGGTAAATACAAGCTGCCTGATAACGTCGTTATCGTTGCTGCTGGTAACCGCGACAGTGACAAGGGTGTCACGTATCGCATGCCGATGCCGCTCGCTAACCGCTTCATTCACCTTGAAATGCGTTACGACTTCAATGCTTGGCAGACTTGGGCTGTCAACAAGGGTGTTCACCGAGACGTTGTTGGTTATCTCTCGTTCGCTAAGCAGGACGGTTACGACTTCGACGCTAAAGGCTCGTCTCGTGCGTTCGCTACCCCGCGTTCTTGGGTCTTTGTCAGCGATCTGCTTGCTGATGAAGAAAACATCGACAATGACACGCTGTTCAACCTCGTCGCAGGTTCGGTCGGTGACGGTCTCGCTACGAAGTTCATGGCACACCGCAAGGTTGCTGGTCGTATGCCCGACCCCCTCTCTATTCTTGAGGGCAAGGTGAAGGACCTCAATGTCAAGGAAATCTCTGCGATGTATTCGCTTACGATTTCGATGTGCTACGAACTGAAGGACGTGCTTGACAACAAGCGGGTTGACACGAAGAAGTTCCACGAAATGTGCGACAACTTCTTCGAATACATGATGAAGAACTTCGAAACTGAACTGATCGTCATGGGTTCGAAGATTGCTCTCAAGACGTATAAGCTGCCGATCGAGCCTTCTCAGCTTAAGACGTTCGATGACTTCCACAAGAAGTACGGTAAGTACATTGTGGCAGCAGGCGAGTAAAGCCTGAGCTCCTGGGGGAGGGGTTAGAGACAGCCCCTCCCCCTTTATTACCTGTCTCTTTGAAAGGACCTGTCGAGTGTCTACTAAGAAATTCTTTACCTATACCGTAGAACAAAAGCATCTTCGCCACTGTCAGTCACGAATCAATGGACTTACTGTAGCAGTGAAGTCTGGAAGTCCATATCAAGCTGAACTCGATCATTGTCTTGCGGCCCGTGCTGACATTCTTACCCGTATTTCGGCGTCAGATTTGGCAGAAATGCAGACCTATGAAGGTCGTGTCCTTACTCAATATGAGAAGGACGAGGAAGCTAAAGCAATGGCAAAAGAAATGAACGAAAACCGTGATCGGCCATCGATCTAAGTAGGAAAAATGACTGAAAAGAAAATGAAGATCGTCTTTGTTCCGGGTTGTTTTGACAACCTCGACATGACACAAGAAGAAATGGATGAACTCGTTGTGGAAATCAACCGCATGTTAGAGAGCGGTGAGATGCTAGATAATGCCGTACCGCTGGGTGGGTTGGACCACGACGAACTTCCTGATGATGTGATTGAATGGATTGAAGACCATTCCTCTCCAAAAAATACCCGTCATTAAGGCTTGACTTCAGCCCCATCTTATACTATATTAATATCATGATCAAACGAAAGGCTATCTCAATGAGCGATGTGATTTCCCCCGCTAAGAAAAAGCGTTCTCGTAGTAAGAAGTTTGAGAACCTTTTGGGTCTGACTGATCCGAAGATTGACAATGACGCTCGTGAACGCATCATCACTTCTCGTATCAGCCTGTTGCTCAAGCACTCGTTCTTCGGCAACCTCGCTACTCGCCTCAAGCTGATCAACGCTGATGAGTGGTGCACGACCGCTGCTACTGACGGTCTTAACTTCTACTACAACTCTCGTTTCATCATGATGCTTCGTCCGAAGGAAGTTGACTTCCTTGTCGGTCACGAGGTCCTTCACGTTGTCTATGATCATATGGGTCGCCGCGATCATCGTGATCCGGAAGTCTGGAACATCGCGGTTGACTATGCTGTAAACGCTGACTTGAAGCGCCACAAGATTGGTGAGTTCATCACTACTGTCCCTGCGTTGTTCGAAGCAAAGTATGACAGCGTACCGTCTGAGGAAATCTACGATGACCTCATGAAGAATGCACAGTATATCAGCATCGATGATCTCCTCGACAAGATGCTTGATGATCACATTGATGGTGAAGGCGACGGTGAGGGTGAAGATGGTGAAGATGGTGAAGGTGGCGACAAGAAGGGCAAAGGTCGTCCGAAACTGTCAGAAGCCGAGAAGGAACAAATCCGTCAGGAAGTGAAGCAGTCCATCATCAACGCTGCACAACAAGCTGATGCGGGTTCTATCCCTGCAGGCGTTCAGCGTATGATCAAGCAGATGACTGATCCTGTCATGCCCTGGCGTGAACTGATCCAGACTAATCTGACCTCTGCTATCAGGTCAGATTACTCTTGGATGCGCCCTTCTCGTCGCGGTTGGCATATGGATGCTATCATGCCCGGCATGAACCCCGGTGAAGAGATTGATGTCACTATCATGATCGACATGTCGGGTTCTATCTCGAACAAGCAGGGTATGCAGTTCATCAGCGAAGTTGCAGGTATGATGGATATCTTTGATGGTTTCAAGATCCATATCGCTTGCTTTGACACTCGGGTTTACAATGCGAAGGATTATACTTCGGAGAACCTTGACACGATTGATGATTACGAACTGGCTGGTGGCGGTGGCACCGACTTTGATTGCATCTTCAAGTATCTCAAGGAAGAAGCTATCGTCCCTAATCGTCTGATCGTCTTTACTGACGGGTATCCGTTTGGTAGCTGGGGCGATCCGGATTACTGTGATACGACTTGGATCATTCACGGTGACCCGAACCCGAACCCGCCCTTCGGTACGTTTGCGCTCTATGACGATCACCGGAAGGGTAAGTGACTAACGACTCGCCTGATAAGGGAATGACGGTCTATGCAATAGGGCATGGATCGTCATCCCGCGCCCTTCCTAACACGCATGAATGGTTAGAGAAGGCCAATCGTCTATGGAAACGCAAAGAACGCCTACTAAAAATCTGCAAACTAGCAGAAACAAATCCTACTCTTAATGACCAGCTACTCAAGCTGGAAGAACTTTATATATTGATGCATGATGACAAAGACGATTGAAAATATTAATCTACAAACTTGGTTCACTGAACGTGAGTTGGCGGTAAGCCCCGAACATTTCATCAAGATTTCCACTCCTCTTACCCCTGAATCAACGATATGGATTCTAGAAAGGCTGCGTGGACGCTTTTCTACACATATCAAACGCAGTACAGTCTTTGAAACCGAGTACACTCCTACATTTGAGGATCCAAAGGAAGCAATGTTCTATGAACTTACGTGGGGTTAAAGCAACTGCAATCATTATAGATGATGTTGAGCCGACGCCCAAACGTATAAACACATTTGTCCGAAACCACAAATTATACGATGAAGGAAAACCGTTGCATTATGCCGATCCAATCATGTACTCGTTTGCAGAGTTGGAAGAAATGGTCGACTGGTGTTATGCTACATTCGGTGAATGCGGGTATCGAATCAGCAGTATGGAAACGGTTTGGAGTTATCAGGCTGAGCCGGACTACATATTTTGGTTCGGTGAGGAGAAACACTTGGTGCTATTCATATTGCGTTGGTCATAAAATATTTTAGCATTGTTCTATCCTGTTAAATACTTGTGCTATAAAAACCTTAAGGAGAAAACACAATGGCTTTTTTAAGACACGTAGGTAAGCAAGGAGACCGCAAAGTAGCGGTAGTATTCCGCGAAGTTCCCGGCGAACCGCACATGGCCTTGGTTGTTTACACTGAAACGCTAAATCGCAACATTCACGACCCGCTTGTAAAATGTATTGAAAGTGACATCGGCCAGAGCAGTGAAAATCTAGCCGAAGCTCTCAACCGTACTTATACTACAGACGGACAAATTATCCTTCAAAAGCTTCACGCTGAAGGCATGTTAAAGAAGGTTCAGACTGAACTCATCGTAATGACCCCTGCTCCAAACACTCGCATCAAGTTGAATGAACTTAACAAGATTCTTGATGAAATGAAGATGGGTGAGGAAGCAGTCAAGAAGTTGGCTGACATGGATAGTCAGATGGGAATGCAAGACCCTGCTGCTGTAGCAAGACGTATGCGCGGCGACGCAGTTCCTAGTCTAGACGCTGCACCAATTCAAGCGTCCGGTGACGCATTAGGAGACACGGCTCTTGCCGCTAATCTACGACAGCAAGCCGACCGTATGAATCGTGAGGCAAACGGACTCCTAGTAGAAGCACAGAGGTTGGTCGAGCAAGCACGTAGTCTTGATCCTGCTTCAGCAGCCTCTCCTACGCTTGACTCAACCCCCGTTAAGACAAAAGGTCGTCCTAAGAAAACTCCAGTAACGGCAGCTTAAGGTCAAGAGTGAATGTCCCCCGAGTTTATGAGTAAATGGGAACGTTTACTAGAGGGTGTTGATAAGCAAAAGATTCCGGTCGAGTTCATAAAGAAGTTAGTTCTTAAACTCGAACGGAAACGGCAACGAACTATCAACATTGAACGTCTCTTGAAGGACGGCCTTGATCCTGATCAGGTAGAAGATGCAGTAAGTAAAGTACTTACTGACCTAGATGATGAGGTAACAGGTATCGAGTTTGTTCTCAACGTGCAATGTATAGCAGAAACAGTGCAACCAGAAACCGATCAGTTATTGAAAGGGCTATGAAGCTTATCATTGCAACCGACCCGAATGGTGGGATAGGATATCAGAACAGATTGCCTTGGACTAATATCCAGGGCGATTTGCCAAGATTCAAGCGTCTCACTGACGGACAGACAGTTATCATGGGGCGTAATACTTGGGATAGCTTACCTAAGAAACCACTGCCCGGAAGAATAAACATTGTCGTATCTTCTAGACCACTAGACGAGGAACATCATAATGTGATTCGTGCTCCGGATATGAGTTTCAACCGACCGGATGATGTGGAGTTCTGGCTGATAGGCGGCGCTAAACTTATTGAAAGTTGCCGGGACTTGATCGATGAAGTTCACTTGACTAAGGTACATGACCATTACACTTGTGATACGTTTGTAGATTTGCTATATATTGAAGCTAACTTTGATCAGACATACAGCGAGATGTTCCCTGATCACGAATATCAGATTTGGAAGAGAAAATGAAACAGTATCATGACTTACTGCAAGACATCTTAACTAACGGTGAAGAGAAAGATGATCGGACCGGCGTCGGTACTATCAGCATCTTTGCCCGTCAATTGCGATTTGACTTGACGAAAGGCTTCCCGGCTGTTACTACTAAGAAGCTAGCTTGGAAATCCGTCGTTAGTGAACTGTTGTGGTTTTTAGAAGGAACCGGTGATGAGAGAAGGCTTGCTGAAATTCTACACGGATCAAGAGACACAGAGTGTAGTACGATCTGGACAGGAAATGCTGAGGCAGATTACTGGCAACCTAAAGCAAAGTTTCCCGGAGATTTGGGAAGGGTGTATGGAGTTCAGTGGAGACACTGGAGACAGGGCCCTAACGTCACAGCCGAAGATGTAGTCCATCAGGACGAATTTGGCGCATGGTTTACTACCCCAATTGAGATTATGAACGACATTGATCAGATTGCAAATCTGATTGAAGGACTCAAGACTGATCCAAACGGACGTAGACACATCCTTACTGCATGGAACGTCGGTGAATTAGATCAGATGGCCTTACCTCCGTGCCACGTTATGAGTCAATTTTACGTTAGTAATGGAAAGTTAAGCTGTCATATGTATCAGCGCAGCGTTGATGTGTTCTTGGGTCTGCCGTTCAACATCGCATCTTATGCTTTGCTTACCCACATGATTGCTCAGGTTTGTGATTTGCAAGTAGGTGAGTTAATTATCTCTACTGGTGATACGCATATCTATAAGAATCATATTGATCAGGTTAAGGAGCAGTTGAGTAGAGAAGAATATCCATTACCTGCACTTTCACTAAATCCTGAGATAAAAGATATTGACAAATTCTCAATGGATGATATAATGCTAGTTGACTATAAGAGTCACACCGCAATCAAAGCAGAGATGGCAGTCTAATATTAAAAGGAATTATAATGTCTAAAACTATTCTCGTTACAGGCGGTGCAGGGTTTATTGCACATCATGCTATTGATACCGTCCTTGCAACCACAGACTGGAATATCGTTTCTCTTGATCGGTTGGACTACTCGGGTAATCTCAATCGCCTCAATGAAGTCGTGATGAAATATCCTGAACAAGAACGCAAGCGTGTCAAGGTAGTGCATCACGATCTAAAGGCAGAACTCAATCCACAAATCCGTCGGTTGGTCGGCTCTGTTGACTATATCGCACACCTTGCTGCAGGGTCCCACGTTGATCGTTCAATTGACTATCCGATGGAATTCATTCTGGATAACGTCGTAGGTACTGCTAATATTCTTGAGTTTGCGCGCCAACAAGATAACCTCGAGAGGTTCATTTATTTCTCTACAGATGAAATCTTCGGGCCTGCACCACAAGGTGTTAAGTATCGGGAGAATGATCGATACAATTCAACTAATCCATATTCTGCTTCAAAAGCCGGCGGCGAAGAGCTTGTCGTGGCATACGAAAATACTTATAAGGTACCGGCTATCATCACTCATACTATGAACGTGTTCGGCGAACGTCAGCACCCCGAGAAGTATATTCCGCTGTGCATTAAGAAGTCCCGAGACGGTGAACTCGTTACAATACACTCGAATCCTGAAAAGACCAAAGCAGGATCACGACACTATATCCATGCTGCTGATGTTTCAGACGCTCTTATGTTCCTACTAGATTATCAAGGTATGGACGAGCTTCAAGCCGATTATGGCGGTGCCAAATGTCAGAAGTTTAATATCGTAGGAGCCGAGGAGCTAGATAATCTTGAACTGGCTCAGATTATCGCTGAGGCTCAGGGCAAGACTCTTAACTATGAGATGGTCGATTTCCATTCTCAACGCCCAGGTCACGATCTACGTTATGCTCTTGACGGCTTTAAGATGAAGTCGATGGGATGGACACCGCAACCTGTTCGCGAGCGGCTCAGCCAAGTTATTGACTGGTCACTAGAAAATAATCGCTGGTTGATGTCGTAATCAAAAAGCATCTGGAAAAAGCAGTGAACAGAGAACAAGTTATCAACAACATGTGCATGACTTATCGTCATGACTTCGGACTTGAAATTAGTGAAGACGATAGAATGTACACTCTTACGTCAGGCATGACTAAGCGTGAGCGTGAAGCCTTGTATAACACGATGGCACAAATCTTTGACAATGATATTGCTCCTTATATGGAATTTAAAGTGTAAACTTTGATCTAAACGGAGTCCATGATAAATAAAGTTAATACTTTTTACGTACAAAAGGGGCATAACTAATATCATGAATGTACTTTGGATCATCGCATTTCTACCACACTTCGTCATCCCGCTGCTAATCGTAGCTGGCATCGTAGGGCTGTTAGCAGCTTCATTGATGAGCAAGGTTCCGCTCATCACTCAATACAATCTTCCAATCAAGCTTGTTTCTTTGGTTCTACTCGTGTGCGGTATCTATCTTCAGGGCGCGTTAGACTACAAAGCAGCTACCGACAAAGAGGTGTCAGAACTTCAAGTAAAACTAGCCCAAGCTGAAGCAAGATCAGCGAAAACAAATACCGAAATAGTCGAGAGAATCGTACAAGACACTCGTGTAATTCGCCAGCAGGGCGAAACCATCGTTCAGTATGTTGATCGTGAAGTTGTCAAGTATGATAACACCTGTGAAGTTCCTGCTGAAGTCATTCGCGCTCATAATGCAGCAGCAACGCTAGACCCTGCTAGATTAGACGGAGAACCTGAATGAAGAAATTAGTAGCTCTTCCTATGATTCTTGCTTTATCCGGCTGTGCCATTCACACTGCTCCTGTCACTGCTACTTTTCCAGAAGCTCCGGCGACCTTACAAGAAAGATGCGCTGTCCTTCAGGAGGCTACCGAAGACATGACACTTAGTCAATACACTAGGACTGTAGTTGACAACTACATGCTATATCACGAATGCAGCCGCAAGGTTGAGGGTTGGAATGAGTGGTATATTAGGCAAAAAGAAATATTCGAGGCCGCCACCAAAAAGTGAATTGGGTCTTCCACTGATAAATACTTAACAAGATGGAAGGCTAACATGAGTACAACCCCACTTTATTCACAAGAAGTTATCAACA